GCTGCAACATCTTCAGGAAGCGGTTCGCTTTCTTTACGTGCGCTAACTAATTCATCTATAGAATTAATTTCCTTACCGTATCTTTTTCCAATATATGAAAGAACTTCATCTTCATTTAATTCAGTTGCAGCTTCTATCTCTGGCGGTTGTTCTTCAACAACCTCTTCAACAGGAGCCTCTTCCTGTGTATTGTCTTCTTTAACCTCAACTTCTGCTTCTGGCTCTACAGCCTTAACCTCTATTGATTCTTGTTCAGTATCTGACTGAAACTTCTCCTCATGTTTATCAAGGAGTTCTTGTTCTACTTGTTGAGTTGACTTTTCGTCACCCGATACTTCTCTTACTTTAATATCCATTTGATTTGATTTAATTTAATTACAAAGTTACGCAAAATTTAAACACATTATTTAGGATTAAATTCAGCTAAGTCAAAACCATCCAAAGAATCTTCATTAGATTCAAAAGTTTTAGGAGGTAAATTATTTTTTCTTTGAGTAATCAACTCAGACTGCTGAGTATTTTGTTGACTAATCCTGTCGCTCTTGGCCTGTTCTTTGTCAGTTTCTCTTTGAGACAATTGTGATTGAGTCATTCCTTGCAGTTGTAGGTTATAGTTAAACTCTTGTTGCATTAATCCTGCTTTTAAATTAGCTTCACCTTTTAGTTTTTCTAATTCAAACGCAATGTCTGCTTGCCTGTATTGAATTTTAGCTTGCGCTTCAGCTTCAATTTTTTTCAATGCTACTTGAGCAGCCATTTGTTGAGACTGCATTTGTTGTTGCATTACTGCTTGTTGTTTTTGGCTTTCTTTTTTTGAATCTTCTTCTTGTTTTGCTCTTCGTTTTACTTTTAATAATTGATTAGCTAACTTTAAATTTCTTATTTCTCTTATGTCAATAGCGTCTTCAAGATTAATATCTTGTTTTGATAAAGCCATCTGAATATTTTGCTCTAACATTGCTTGTTGTTCCTCATCGGGAGAAACTTCAATAAACACACCGAAATCATAAATATATAAATCAGATATTTCTTCTAATATTCCAACATTGTATTTGCCAATTTTATTTACAAAATCATATTTAAAATCAGCAAACTCTAAAATATCCGCTACCCTGTAGGTTAAAGCCTCAGCTAACGTTCTATATATGTAAAGACTTCCGTCTAATATATGACGAGTAGCGGTATTAGAACTTAATGCTGCTAATTTTTGCACACCAACCAAAGCATCGGAGTTAATTCCACTGCCATCTCTCGCTTCATTTAAGCCTGTTACAGCACGTATCATATCTAAATAATGATTTAAATTGCCAATTAACATAGAAGCTTTAGACGCGCCTGAATTACTTGTCAGCTGCTGTATAGGAACTTTACCTTGATTAAACTCTCCATCTTGCGTATAACTTCTACCAATTACACTACCTGTTTGAAAATACAAACGTAATGCGTCTTCGGGATTATACGCTGCGCCTGTTCCTAGGTCTACTTCATTTAAACCATCTGCATCTATATATACTCCATCCGGAACTGTACGAGCGATAACTTGTTGCAGTTTTAAATGTGTAATTTGAATTAAATCTGCATACGGAATCATTCTTCTTACTAACGATTCAATTACTCCTTTATACATTCTTGGTGCTACAGCTACATAATTTGGCAAAGCATGTTGAGAAGAAGACTTAGGTCTTACCATGTTTTTAGCAAGCTCCCATTTTAATATTATGTTAGTCCCCATTACCATAACTCCGTCATACCAAACATCAATTGTTTTTTCCACTTTTTCAAAATTACCTTCATCCATCATTTCGTCTGGGGGATTAAATCCATCATCTTTCTCTATCATACTCATGTTACCGTTCTCTTTAACTTTTTTCTTATAAACCATCTTCTTAGTGGTTTTATAATTAAAGTACATTAACGTACAGGTGTCACGATAGAATATATCATTTTCGTAAAACTGAGCAGTGTTAAAATAATCATACCAGCTTTGACTGTACCTAGATATTTGTTCTAAATCTTCGGTAGTTAAAGTTGGGTCAACTTTTATTAGCTCAGCAATAGGAACGGTTTTAATCTCACCCCAGTAAAAACAATCTTTAAAGTTTGGGTCCTCTGTGTAGCTATAAACTATATTAGCTGGGTCTACATAAGAAACTTTTACTCCCGCTCCAGGTAAAAATTCATGTTTAGCAACACCCATTCCAGTGACCATAATGTCATAGTCTAATCTTTTTCTTATATCTTCATAATGATTCTCAGCAAAAATTGTGTCAATAGCCTCTTCTTCTGCAATCTCTATGGCTGGTTTATAATTTAAATTCATATACAATGATAGCTCTTCATCACTTTCAGGCAAATCATCTGGATTCATAGTAAAAGGATTAAATCCAGTTTTGTTCTTTACTATCGTTAGGGCGTCTTTTGCCGCCATTTGGCCTTGTATAGTTTTTTGAAATTTACTACGATTCTCTTGAGATAAAGCGTCTTGCGCATACGCCTTTACTTTAAAGAGTCTGTCTGACATTCCATTCACCACTATATCCACAAACTTTGGAATAATAGGAACCGGAGTCCAGTCTAAATTTAAATAAGACAAATCTCCGTCTACAGATAATTCATTCTTATATTTTGCTATTGATTGTTCGCCTCTTGCATATAGGCGTAGTCTATTAAAGTCCCTCCACTGACTATAGTATCGGCATCCGTTAGAATCTTTACGAAACCATTCATATTGAATAGCTTGTCCTATTTGTAATCCAAACTCATCGGTTGCTTTCTCAGCATCAGATACAAATTGACTAGGGAATCCTACTGATGAAATGTTTATGTTTACCTCTTTCATCTAATTAATTCACTTAATGTTCCTTTGTTATTATATGTTGCAAAGTTAAGACTTATTTTTGACTCTTTTTTCTGCGGTAGATATACGTGTTTTTGGTTTGCCATAATAGCTAAACCTGAGCTAATACTAGCATCGAACTTAGTTCTCGCACTTATATCAAACCTAGCCCAATCTTCTAATGTTCTAGTAAAATACATACTGCCCATTTGGTCCCCTGGCCTATATCCTCCATCTAAATCTAAACCTACATATTTTTCTATGTGTGACTCTATAGCTGCAGCATGAGACTGCTTGATATCCTCAGATGTATTTGGTATTCCTCCTAGTTCTTTTTCTGTCTGAGATAATTTTGTATAATGCTTATCTGGTCTATTCATACTAAACCCTCTATACCCTCTGTTTTTAAAGTGATACAAAAGTCTAGGCTTGTTGTTCTCAACCAGTATAGGCATGCCATAAAATACGCAAGCCATTAATACTTCCTCAAAAAATATCTCTGCTGTTTGTGGTCTAGCTACATACTCTAAGAAAAACTCATTGCTTGGAGCTTCCGCCATACTGTATTTAGTTAAACCATGTAGAGCTCCATTCGAACCTCCTCCTCCAACAGTTCCTGATATATCATACGAGTCACATCCAAACGCCCCAATATGTTCGTTTGATGGAAAGAATACCCCGTGTTTAGTATACCTGGCATTATTTAAACCTTTCTTAGGAGTCCACGATACTTTAAATCGTCCCCTAGAATCTGGCGTCCATATAACTTCTGAGTCTTTGATTCCATCTTTCCAGTAAAACCTGCCCCTTGTTACATGATGTTCCATTATTAATGAATCATTGTAATCTATCTGCTGATATATCTTCGTCAAGTTAAATAGTGATGACTTGCTCTCGTCTCTAAATGCGTGCGACTCGGTTCTAGGAAACTGTCTGTAAAATTCATTCAGCGCATCAGCGTCTTTCTTTAATGAATCTACCTCTGCCTCCCAATAATCAATTGCTCCGTTTGTTATCCACTCATCATCTACTCCTCTAATTTTTTTTTCTGGCTTTCTAAACACAGGCATACCAAACCTATCTATAAAACCTTCCATATTCCACTCCATAGGAATAAAAAGATTGTATAGCCCTGATTTAGTCTGACCATTTGCATTACGAGTCTTTAAATCTGAATCTTCAAACAATCGCTTAAAGTTTTCTCCACCTTTACTTAGCGCATTGGAAGTAGACCCCATCATACACTTACCAATTATCTTACTACCTAGTCTTAAACAAGTCTTAGTTACACGCCAATTGTTCTGAATGTTATTTGGTTTAAGCCACTTACCTGATTCATCGTGAACTAAAAGCAAAAGTTTCTCACCATCATACGAGTTATCATCCGTATTCTTCCAGTCAATCGTTGTATCAAGACCTGTTAACTCCTCATCCATTACCTCGTGCATATTCTTTTTGGTAATCTTAGATGCTGGCACTCTAAAAGCTAGCTCTGTTTTAGGTTTATCCATACCATCCTGTATTGGTTTGAAAAAGAATGGTAGTCTATTTGCAATTGGCACAACTTTATCTGTAAACATCTTTTTAGCATCCGAACCAGTCTTCGATAATATACCAACCCTTGCATCTCTAGCAAGCGTTCCTGTATTCACACACTCAGAAGACCCCATAAAAGAAAACCCTGAACGCCTTATCTTTAAATAATCCATACCAAAACATCTCTTGTCTGCCTTACAAGCCTCCCAGTAAATAAAAAATATTCTGTTTGCCTCTCTAAAGTCTGGATACCCTACATCAATACTTGTCCATTGTAAGTAAACATAATGAGAACCTGTCATATAGGTAGGCTTGCCATTATTATAAAACCAAAAGCCTAACTCTCTTCTATCAAACTCAGCTTCAATGTAATCAACCCATTTATTTTTAAACGCAGACGGTCTGTCGTTCCATTGAAAGATAGATGTTATACGAGATAAATCCCTTGGTAATTCTTCACGCTCCCAGTATTGTTCTTTTTTATCTTTACTTCTTTGATGTATTTCTTTAGGTTCTGGAGGTATACCAATAACCAAACCGTTAATGCTAATAACCTTTCCTATTCGACCTGTTTTAGAAATAACAACTAAATCGTATTTTTCGTTATACCCATATAGCCAAGTCTTGCTTGTATTCTTTGTTTTGAATACACCAGACGGAATGTAATTATTTAATACTTGAAATAATTTATTTTGACCTTCGTTCAGCAAACCCTTGTTTTGTATTTGTTTTATCTATTTTTCCTTCAGAGTTAATTACTTCTTCCTCTAAATCTATTTTACTTAGAATCTCAAACGCATCAAATATAGCAAGCTTCTTAGTTGCTGCTGCGTTCTTTAATCTATCTGCAGCCAGCTCATCGTCCGGGTCAGGCTTTATTATATCTTCTTTAGCAACCTTTATCAGCTGCTCCACAGCTCTACGTCCTGCATGTATAATTTGTTTTTTTAATTCCTGTGAGTTCATATCTTCATAGTTATTTGATGGTCAAACATTCTATATAGCTTTTCATCGTCTACCGTAAACTCATATTCGCTATTAGGCTTGAATGATATTCTATCTCCACTCTTGACTCCTTGTGAAGATAAATATTTATTAGGGTATTTCATAATACCTACAAGAGGCTCTTCTTTTCCTAACTTCATTATAAATGATTCTTCAACCGGCACAGGTTTAATAAAACAATACCTGTCATGACATATCCACTGGTCATTATGTTTATACATAAAGAACTGGTCGTTCTCTATAAAAAACAAGTTGTCTTTAAAATAACTCTTACCGCTTTGTCTTCTTCCCTTCATATCGTTATAAAACTTAAATACATTGTGATGAACTAAAAGCATGTCGCCCACCTCTATGTCCCCATCATAACCGAGGGGGGTAGCTACTACCACGCCTTGCCTATTAGAAGCCATGTGGTTTTCCTCAGAGGTGCTTGTTATAAAATCCATACCATCTATCTCTTTTGTGTTGGTATATCGTTTATCATCAAGTGGTTTTACGATAAAATAAAAAGGTGACCTCATTAAAAGTTTATATTATATTCGATTGATACTGGCATATTAGAGTTGAACTCTTTCCAGAGTAATATTTCTCCTTCTGTTTGAATCCATATTTTAATACTATCACTGCGTTCTATGTATTGTATTAAGTGTATAAAATATTTACCACCTAGTACGTGTTGTCCTACAATATAGTGCATAGCATCTGACTTATAATTAGGCCCTATAGAGATTTTACGAATATCCATTAGATTAAATTTGATTAATACAAAGATATAAATTATTTACCTGCCTTGACCTCTGTATTTTTTTTGATAATACTTCGAAGATTTTACTTTAGAAGATTTTGTTTTTGCGTGAACTCCTGGCCTACGAGTTTTTGGTTTCTCATAGCGAATAGCAGACATTGATAGTGCCATTTAATTAGATTTATTATTTAATT